ATCCTGTTTAGTCTCGATGATAATGCCGCCATCACCGTCCGCATGTACAACCTGTTGTCTATAGTCCATAAGTCCTCGTAAATGCCCCCAATCCGAAGATCAGGGGCAGTCTTATTACAGAGCCATGTTCAAGTCAGCAACGATACCGTGAGCGGCTTCGTTCTTAACTTCCAATGTGCACTCAACCAGAATCTGAGTCTTGTCAGCATCACCAGCTTTTGCAAGCTCGTTAGTCATGAAAGGACGCAAATATGCGATTGCAGCGTACTCAGGATCAAGGATCAGAGCATCGCGTGTACGCATGAAACGGTTAGGAACGACAGCCATTGAACCAAAATCGCTCAAATAAACGTCTGCCGCGCCCACGATAGTTGCCTGACTGCCACCAGTACCACCATTGACGTTATAACGATAAGCTGACAGACCTGTAAAGCTAGATACTTTCTGTTTGCCAGTAGCACCAACCATCAGAATCTTAGGAGTGCCGCCTGAAGCAAATACCTCAGCAACAACAGTTTTCAGCAAAGCCTCAGTAAATGTACGAGTTGTACCATCTACACGAGTCGATACACCGATAGTTGTAGGATCGCCAGTAGTATTAGCATCAGTATTGGTTTTGATCCACGACAGCAACGAACCCATCTTACGAGCAGTAGAGTTAGTTGTACCAGCCGAACGACCTTGATTAGCCAGCAAAATGGTCTCTAGGTCACGCTTGAGTTCATTTGATGCCTTAGCCAACTGATAAGCCTTCTCAGACTTACGACCAGCCTTATTAACTGTATCCAGAGTGCCAGAGACTTTGATAGTCTTTTGCAGAATCTGAGTATAGTTACCCAAGCGAGTAGTAGGTGACAAAGTAGCGTCAGATGCGTCAGCACCCTCAACAGCAGCGTTATTTGTAGTAGCAGCTGCAAGGGAGTCGGTCTGCCATTCGTGGTAAACAGCCGTAGCTTTAGTCTTGCCAATGGAACTCATAAATGGAGTTTCAGTAGGCGATATGTCGTAAATTACATCGGTCAAATCTTCACGCTGACCAATAGCGTCATAAGCATTATAAATTGCCATGATTTAATTCCTTATAAAAATCGTTCAAATACACTTGCCGCATCACGGACATTTCCGCTTGACTTGGCTCGTGCCTTTAGTTTCCGTATTTCTTCAGCATTACTATCTCGAGGCTTACTTACGCCAGACTTAATCGCTTTCGGAGCCTCATTCACCTTCTTGGTGATAGCTGGCTTACTTGCGACTAACTTGTCGTACTGCATCGCCTTATACAGAGTTAGTACCGCACGACTATCATAGACAGCCGCTAATTCGTTATCAGAGAACCCAATCTGCTTACCAAAGGCACGAATATCATTTCTGATTGATTCACCCTTAGCAGGATCAGTAAATTCAGGTATATAAGCTGTCAGTTTTTGCATTTCCTCAGCCACTACGGACTGCATCTGTGCCTGTCTATCTTGCTCTTGTTGCTGATGGATTCGTGATCTCTCAGCTTGAACAGCAGATAACTGCTTATCTCTCTGAACCATCTCAGCTACCTTTACAGAGTATCCAATAGGATCAGTCTCTTTCAGGTACTCAAGATTCTCCTCTTGCTGAGGCTGAAGCATTTGCTCAATCATCTCAAGTCTCTGTGCGTACGTATCGCGCATTTGCTTGGCTTCTTGAACTGCTTGACGCTCAGACTCTACAGCCTTGCGTTCCTCAGCTACCGCTTGCGATTTCTTGGTGTAATCCGTGCCAAGTTGATAAGACTTGATAAGCTCATTAAGCGTTACCTCACGTTCTTCTCCGGCTGCTTTAACCAGATACGTGGGCTGCTCTTGCTCCTCACCGTCATCTTCCTGTTCTACCTCAGACTCATCATCTGATTCGGCTTCGCTTTCGTTAGCTTCTGAAGCGGATTCTGGTTGTTCCTTGTCGGAGCCATCTTCTCGGTTCATCATGCTCAAGAAAGCGTCTGCTGCACCTTCTACCGTCAACTCACCACTACCTTCCGGTGTCGTGTTCTGAGTATCGCTCATTTATGTTTCCTTAATTATATCGCCAACCGGACGATTCGGACTACAAAATCTTTAACTTTTTTTCATCAATGATCTTCTGGTCTGCTAAACCCTGAATATGGTTATCAATAGACTCTAAGACTCTAAGACGTAGATACGCTTCCTCGCGTGTCTCTATATCCCCATAGTCGCTATTCAAAAACTTAGCTATCTCCATACCTCTGAGTTCTTCCATCATCTCTAGGAAGTAATCGTCTCTTAGTAGGTTAGTAGCCCAGTCTGATTTCTTCATTACATTCCTCTAGTCAGAGAGCCTAGTTCACGTAAAGCCTTCAATGTCAGTTCAGTCTGCTTGTTCTTTGTAGCCTCATCTGCCAAGTCCATAGCCAGTACAGCTTGTAATTGCTTGACTGCTAACTCAGCCTCTTTAATCCGTAACTCAGCAGTATCCTTCTGGTTCTTCATCTGCATCTCTATACCTTTACGGGTATATTCGGCTTCAAGTGTCTGCTTCTCAAGTTCAAGCTTTGCCGAGTCGATCTGAGCTTTAGCCTGTGTTTTCTCTCTTTCCACCTGAGCCAGCATCTCAGCAACCTGTGCCTGTGCGTCCGGGGTTGGAGGCTGTGGCTGAGAAAGTGCAGCATTTTGCTCTGGCGTAATTTCATTCATGAACTCGTTAGCATCTTTGAAACCTGCCGATTCAATGAACTTCGCTAGAGTATTGCGGTATTGACCGATAGATACCAAAGGATTAGACGGACCATATTGCTGGATAATCTGCTCTTGTTTCGCTAGAACCATCTGCAACATAGCTAACTTCTGATCTCTGTCACCTGAGCCTAGACCAACATTAACGCTAATGTCGTACTCATTTGCCCATGTACGAGGATCAAACGTCACGTACTTACCACGCATACGAACGATTCTTGGTTTGTCCTGATACTTGCCCAATAGATGCAAGATACCCTTAAACAGACTCTTTACACCTGTCTCAGCAAAGATACGAGCGATTAACTCTAGCTTGCCTGAGTTAGACTTCATCATTGCAGCCACAGCCGTAGCCGTAACATTGTTCAGTACGTCTGGATCAAGTCCTTGCTGTGCATCGCTAACGCCTGTTCTCTTGGCTTGAACTGCATCCAAGTATTCCAACATTGGCATAGCCTGACCGAACGTCGACTGTACCGTTAGTGGAACCAAAGCAGTAGGACTTTTTAAGCGGATAACTCCACCCGGCGTAGCGTTAAGCAAGTCATCGATATTGACTTGACCATCGACTGCACCCACTCGACTGTTGTTAGTTAGATACAGATTATCTAGGCTTTGTCGTGTAATCGTGGACTTCTGGAGTTGTATATCCATTGTCCTATCAGCCAACGATTGCCCAAAAAATTTGTGCGGAATAGGTATAGGGCAGATAGAGTGAAATGGAACATAGTCTATTTCCTCGTCCTCAAGTATCTCAGAACCGCAGTAGACAATACGGCGTAACTCAGCAATACCGTCATCATCTTCATCAATACGTATATAGCACTCGTAGACCTCAAGCGTCTGCATTGAGAAGTCTAGGCTAGTGTTTTGGTCTGGCTGTTCACCATTTGCGAACCTTGTTACACGCTCAGGACTGAACTCTAAGTCATTGTATGTTGCTAGATCGTCAACTACCTTCTGATCGTAGCCCATTGCAATTAACTCTGAACGAGTCATTAATCTACGATGTGCTACAAAGGACGAATCTTCGATAGTCTTAGCTGACTTGCTAATAAGGAATTCTTCAGGCGGTACATTCTCAATCTTTACCTGACCTGATGTCTCAGTACGTTGAACGTGTACGTTATAGTTAGGAACTTGTACTACATTCCCCATAATGTCAGACGTTTCCGTATATTCTATTTTCTGCTTGATAACTTTAAGAGACTGATCTGACATCAGATAAGCCAGCTCATCCTCAGATAGATTCTTGTATTCTTCTTTAGTTACGTCTGTCTTATCATCCCAATACGATTTAACTACGCCTACCTTTTGCAGCAGAGCATCTTTAAACCAGTTATGGAGAATAATCATTCCATCGTTATCTCGATAGAAAGCCCAGTTACAGTAGTCCGTAGCCTGTTTAGCTGATTCTTCGTCTTTCGGACCACGAGGCTCAAAGTAGACAATATCTTCAGTAGTCGTGAACACTCTGATTAACTGTGGCA